AGATTGATCAGCGTTGGGTAGTGGATCATGCAGCAGATCGTCAGCCATTCATCTGCCAAGGACAGAGCGTTAACTTGTTCTTCCCTTCAGGCAGTGACAAGAGCTACGTAAATGCTGTACACTTGAGAGCATACAAGAAAGAACTCAAGGGTCTGTACTACCTACGAACTAACGCTGGGGTAACAGGTGATAAGCTATCAGAGAAGGTTGAGCGTGTTGCGCTTAAAGACGCAGATGAATGCCTCTCATGTCATGGGTAATGATATGAAAGTAGAACTAATTGACTTTGCAGGTGGCGACCTTAGTGTCGTCAACTCTGCACGAGTTTCTTTCAATAAAGAAGCTAAAGAGATGACAGGGAATGATGAACGCCTTATTAGATACCTTGCCAAGCATAGACATGACACTCCGTTTAGACACAATTTTATTCAGCTTCGTTGTCGTGTGCCTCTTTTTTTGGCGAGACAGCTTATGAAGCACCAAGCAGGGCTAACGTGGAACGAAGAGAGCAGGCGTTACATTGACGAAACTCCAGCCTTTTACGTCCCTAAAGGATGGCGTACACGCCCTGATGGGTCTATAAAGCAAGGTAGTGGTAAACGTAGTCATAAGAGCCCTATGTGGCACAGATACGTAGAAGAACACGTTAAAGAGTCTGTAGAGCTTTACAAAGATATGCTAGCAGATGGCATAGCACCTGAGATGGCACGTATGGTGTTGCCTCAGAACATGATGGTGAACTTCATCTGGTCTGGTAATCTCTTAGCCTTCTACCATGTGTACAATCTACGTAGTGGTGAAGGGGCACAAGAAGAAGCTAAAGAGTTTGCAGAGTTGCTTAAAGAGGCTATCAAGCCAGAGTTTGAGTGCTCTTGGGAAGCGTTGGAGGCACGATGACCTTTGAAGAATGGGTGTAAATAGGTGTAGTTATGGACTTTGAAGAATGGTGTTCAAGTAGAGAAAGCCTACCACCAACTAACAAGTTGAAGGATGTAGCAAGATTAGCTTGGGAAGCGGCATGGGATCAGCAGCAACGTGTTATTGATGAGATGCACTTGCAGTTTAAAGATTATATCTGCCCAGAGTGCAGGTCGCCTAACTTTAGGCACAAGATGGATTGTGGGAGACAACGATGAAAGTAATTGACGAAGTAGAACACGAAGATGGCAGCGCAACCTACACCTTTGACATGACTGAAGAGGAACGTAGAGTCATGGTAGAGCAGGGTATACTTTGGTCTATCGTTGCAGGAGCTACTGGTGTAACACCTGAGAGTGTATTGCAGAGGTACTTAGATGAGCAAGATGTACTGGCAGATACGCAGAAGCATCAGCCGCAGGAATAGAATCCTGTACGTAGTTACCAATCTTAATCGTAACAGATACAAGATAGGCAGCAGAAGATTAAAGACATATCCGACAGGAAGGTGGGGAGTAGGATGGCATCTGAACAGACACAAGCGGTAACCTTTGATATGTTCATCACCGAGTATAGTAACGTGATGAAGGATAGCTTTGACGAGTATCGCAAAGCACTAATGGAAACAGAAGTACCAGAAGAGATCATTGAACTACATGCAGAGTTCCTAATGTTTAACGCTAATATTTATTCACATCTCATAGAGTCAATCGTTGAGAGTCGTGGTATAGTAGGATTTAAGAATGGCTTTCACTGATGAACAGACAATCTTCCTTGTCATTCTAGCTGGCGCTGTGTATGGTACATGGCGATATGCTTTTGCTAAGGGATATGACCAAGGATACTTTACTGCCTGTGCACAAGTAGCAACAGGTGAAATAGAAGTAGGATTAGTGGAGAATGAAGATGAGCGTGACTAGCGCCAGTACAACATACAAACCTTTTGGTTACCCTTGGGCAGTGAACATGGCTATTGACCATGAGAAAATTCATTGGGGTGAATGGGAGGCTAAACTACAAGATGATGTGACACAGTGGAAAGGTGGTAAGCTATCGACTGCTGAGAAGAACCACATTACACAGATACTGCGTCTGTTCACACAGTCTGACGTAGCAGTAGGAACTAACTACATTGAGTATTATCTGCCCAAGTTCAAGAACAATGAGATTAGGGCTATGCTTAGCTCATTCGTCAACCGTGAGTTTGTACACCAGCGTAGCTATGCACTCCTCAATGATACGCTTGGCTTGGATGAGTCCGAGTATAGTGCATTCCTTGAGTATGAGCAGATGGCTGAGAAGATTGCTTTCATGCAGGACATTGACGTGGGTACAACTACTGGTCTTGCACTTGCAGTTGCACGCTCAGCGATGAATGAAGGCATGTCCTTGTTCTCAGCATTTGCTATGCTGTTGAACTACCAACGCTTTGGTAAGATGAAGGGCATGTGTGAGATAGTAGAGTGGAGTATCCGTGATGAAACTATGCACTGTGAAGGAATGGCTAAGCTGTTCCGTACGTTCTGTGATGAACACCCACGCATCGTTAATGATGAGTTTAAGGCTACGATCTATCAGATGTTCCGAGACGCTGTGGCTCTTGAAGATAAGGTTATTGACCTTGCCTTTGAGATGGGAGATATTGAAGGTCTATCTAAAGCGGAAGTTAAAGA